GCTTAACGATGTTAGAGAAGAGCTCGAAGCCGCACCAGTTATAAGCCCTGGACCTACACCTATAGAAGAGTTTACGGGGGAGAGGGTGGTGTCTACATTTCCTGTACCACCTCCCCCGCCGCCGCCGCCCTTCGTCGCACCAATAGAAGTGGATGTACCATGCCCAAAGAATCCTGACAACGCTGACGTAGCACAGCGAATCTTGACCAAGGCAATGGAAAGGACATCCAGAACTGGAACCTACGCATTCACCGCTACTTTTGGTGTGGCCTCTGACGGGACCACCTACGATATAATTGTGGTTGGTAATGGCCCAAAGGATCTACACAGAGCAGTTGAACGCTATACCCGTGCTCTCAATTGGACACTCATTGATGAAGTTAATGGGTGTGAATTGAAATTAAAGCTGGATGTTAAGTAACATTCATGGTATAATGTTGCAGTGTTTTAAAGATAATCTAACGGAGATAAGTAAGTATGAGAGAAATTAATGGTATACCTTCTGTTGTGGAAGGTACTGCTTATTGGGCGCACATCCTTGTACCCAATACTCGATTTGAACCACAGAAATTTGAACTGAATCTGGCTGTCTCAGATGAAGTCTTCCAACTCTTTAGCGATGCTGGCTACTATGGCTGTCATGCAGCAGGGACGAAAGATTTCTCACCTGATGCAGTGGTAGTCTTTCAGAAGTTTGCCCACTCAAAGGACGGCACCCCTAACCCATCACCACGCCTAGTTAATAGCGACAATGAAGACATTGATGTTGCATTGGGTAATGGTAGTAGAGTTAAGGTTCAGTGGTCACACAGAGAGTACCCCATGAGAGGGTCAGGCAATATGGTGTTACGTGCCGAACCAGTAGCAGTACAGGTTATTAACCTTATAGAGTATGGTGAGACAAGTAACGGATCAGCAACAGCGTTGGAGTTTTAATATGGCAGATAAGGAAGAGGCAGTGGCCCAAGAGGAAGCGCCATCCTGGGTCTATGGAACTGAAGAGGCCACATATGATGTTCGAGCATTAGAGGTAGAGGCGCAGCAAGCATTCGCGCTCCTCGTAGAAGTAAATGCCGAGGTTCAAGGATTAAACAAGAGGTTGTCTGTTCTTCAGGCAGCAGGTGTACAATTTAATACCTTGATACAGAACGCTCTGAAAGAAGAGGCCATCATAGAAACCAAAGAAGCACAGGAGGAAGACGATTAGTGATAACAATCTGAAGTACACACATCTGTCCTGCCCCTATTGTGAGCATCGTGGATGCTTTTCAATAGACGAGGATTGGTCATCTTACTGCTTTAGCTGTAAGGAATATACCAAAGATATCCGAAAGGATTACAAAGGAGAGATTGAAGACTTGATAAAAACAGCAGAAAATGTTAGAACGGATACTCGAAATAAAACCAGACCACCAGACAACTCCCAAATGGCAGGAATATATGGACCCCTACTAGATAGGGGCATATCTGAAGCAACTGCCAAGAGGTATAGTGTCAAGATAGCCGTTGATTCTAAGGGCTACCCAACCCAACACTTCTACCCATACTTTACAGCCAACGAAGTAACCGCTGTTAAGGTGAGGTACGTGAGTGATAAGCATTTCACATGGAAGGGTTACGCCTCGAACAATGGTCTATTTGGTGAACAGATTGCCCCTAAGAAGGGCAAGTACATAACCCTCACAGAGGGAGAGTGCGATGCAATGGCTGCTTACGAACTGCTAGGCAGTAAGTGGCCCGTTGTATCCATTAAGAGCGGGGCAGCGGGGGCAACTAATGATGTTAAAGAATCTCTGGAATTTCTGGAGAGCTTTGATACCGTTGTGATTGCCTTTGATAATGATAAACCAGGGAGAGAGGCAGCTAGGAAAGTAGCCAGACTCCTAAGACCTGGGTCTGCTAGGATTCTTACTCTTCCAGAGGGATTCAAAGACCCTAACGAAATGCTCCGCAAGAACCAGCGAGAGAAATTCACAAGGGCCTTTTGGGATGCTAAAGTATATACACCTTCCGGTGTTATCAATGTGTCCGACAATAGGGAGATGTTCAAGAAGCGTGAGAAAAAGGATTGTATACCTTATCCTTGGGAAGGTCTTAATAGAAAACTATACGGACTAAGACAAGGAGAACTCATGACCCTCACTGGAGGGACAGGACTTGGTAAATCCTCAGTAACACGAGAGCTCGAACACTGGATTATAAAAACAACAGAAGATAACGTTGGAATTATATCTCTAGAAGAGAGCAGGGAGAGAACCTTTGATGGTATCATGTCTATTGAAGCTAACGCAAAGCTTTACATAGATCAGATAAGAGAAACATTCTCGGAGGAAGAGTGGGATAGATACTTTGATATTCTATACACCGAAGATAACAAGGATAGGGTATGGATTCATGCTCACTTTGGAACTAATGATATAGATGAGATATTCTCGAAGCTAAGATTTATGATTGTTGGCTGCAACTGCAAGTGGGTAGTTGTAGACCACCTCCATATGATAGTCTCTTCACTCGCAGAAGGGGATGAGAGACGTGCCATAGATAACATCATGACCCGCTTCAGATGCCTTGTAGAAGAGACAGGTGTGGGCCTGATACTAGTGTCACATCTTCGTAGGGTGGATGGTAATAAGGGCCATGAGAATGGCATAGAGACAAGCCTGAGCCATCTCAGAGGATCTCAAAGCATAGCACAGCTATCGGATTGCGTGATTTCCTTAGAAAGAAACCAACAGTCTGAAGATATGGATGAGGCTAACACAACCAAGGTCAGAGTTCTGAAGTCTAGATACACTGGAGATGTTGGCCTAGCTACCTCGTTACTCTATGATAGAGAGACAGGTAGACTAAGTGAGATTGAAACTGGAGACCTTTCACACTCCCTCTTAGAAGAGGACGTTCCACTGGAGTTCAATTGAAATGACTAGACTAGTCTTTGACATCGAGACAAATGACCTCCCTCCGAATGTCGAAAAGATATGGTGTATTGTGGCAAAGGATATAGATACTAAACATATCTACACCTTCGGACCGGAGTCAATAGAAGAAGGGATCGCATTCCTTCAGAGGGCAGACTACCTTGTGGGACACAACATAATAGGCTTTGATATACCTGTTATTGAAGAGCTTATGAATGTCAAGCTTGGTAGAGAGGGGGTCAGTATTGTAGATACTCATGCTCTATCAAGACTATTTAACCCTACCCGTGATGGAGGACACTCCCTCGCTGCTTGGGGTTCTAGAGTTGGTATGGCTAAGATAAGCTTTGAAACGTTTGACCGCTACTCAGGAGAGATGCTTGAGTACTGTATAGGGGATGTCGAACTTAATGAGAAAGTTTATCATGAACTTAGGAAGGAAGGGAAAGGATTCTCTAAAGAGTCTGTCGCTCTAGAGAATGGGGTATCAAGGATACTCTATGAGCAGAGGAACCACGGCTTTCTCTTTGACCACATTAGTGCAGAGATACTTAAAGCAAGACTCGAAGAGAAGATGGAGAACATTAAGAGAGAGGTCCAAACCATCTTCAAACCTAGAGTTACAGAAGTAAAACTGTATGCACAATTTACTAAGACGGGAGCACTTGCCAAGACTGCGAAAACTCTGGAGGATAAGGGAGTAAGGTTGACTGATGAGGAATACCAGGAACTGTCCACCTTCACACATAGACCTATCAGCAGGTATATGATTGCCGAGTTTAATCTTAGTTCAAGACCACAGATAAGTGAGAGACTACAGGAGCTCGGGTGGAAGCCAGATAATTTTACCCCTAATGGCAGACCAACTGTTGATGAGCAAGTTCTGCTAGGGATTAAAGAGATACCCGTTGCAGGTCTTATCGCAGAGTACATGCTTCTACAGAAGAGAGTGGCGCAGATAGGAGGCAAGAAGGGATGGCTAGAATATGTTCAGGATGATGGCAGAGTACATGGATCTGTGATATCTAATGGGACTATCACCGGACGCATGACACACCAGCAGCCCAACATGGCACAAGTACCTAGTACGGCATCGCCCTATGGTAAGGAATGTAGAGAGTGTTGGATAGTACCGCCTGGTCGTAAGCTAGTTGGTATTGATGCGAGTCAGCTTGAACTACGAATGCTTGCACATTATATGAAGGATGAAAACTATATAAATGAAATCATTAACGGAGACATACACTCCACTAATCAAAAAATTGCGGGACTTCAATCAAGAGATCAGGCGAAGACATTCATATATGCACTCCTCTACGGAGCAGGAGATAGAAAACTCGGAACAGTGGTTGGCAGAAGCCCAAGCAGTGGGAAAGAACTTAGGAAACATTTCTTTGATAATCTCCCATCATTTAGATCTCTTCGAGAAAGAGTGTCAGCGGCATCGCAACGAGGCTTTCTCAAAGGACTAGATGGTCGTAAGATATTTGTGAGGTCTGAACACTCCGCACTGAATACACTCTTACAAAGTGCTGGTGCGTTAGTGATGAAGCAAGCCCTCATAATCCTTGATGAGTCTATCAAATGGTATCGTCTTGATGCTAAGTACGTTGCGAATGTACATGATGAATGGCAGATCGAGGTAGCTGAGAAGGATGCTGAAAGGGTAGGAGAACTTGCAGTAGAGGCGATAAAAGAAACTGCAACTGTGTTTAATTTAATCTGTCCATTAGATGGGGAGTACACCATAGGAGACAATTGGAGTGAGACACACTGAAAAATATAAGTGGTCTTATAGCAGAACCAACTCAAAAGGAGAAATAAAATTTAGACATGATACAAACGAAACCTTTGAAGATGTAATAGAATATTTAGAAGAAAGAAACATAGAGTATGAAGTAAAAGAAGGGGCATATATGCTTTGGGTGCACCATGAAAATAGAAAGTACGCTTACTATTACACAACAGGAAAATGGGCACCCTACTCAAGGATAGGTAGACCTAAACTTCACTACAGCTCTAAAGGAATAAAAGATTTCCTTGAAAGATTTGTACTCCCTGTTAGAGAAACTCCTGACTTTAACAAAATGAGACAAGATGTAGATGACATGATATTAGATGATATAAAACAAGCTGGCCCTTCAGGAACGATACAAAGAAAGATAAAGGAGAAGTACGAGGATTTAAGTAACTGGCATATTCATATAATAGCAGGAAGTTTTTCTAGGCTGGCTGCTAACGGTGATATCTTTTATAACGGAGACAAGGAAGGAAGATCAAAGATTATGCGGCACAAAACATATAAGGATGGTGAATATAAAATAGGGAGTAACTGGAGTGAAACACATTAAGCAAACTGAACTAAAGTTATCGGAGCCACCAACAGACCCAAATAGAATTGGAGACATAGCAGAACACTACGCCATAACTTACTTATGGGATAGTGGTTATAATGTCTACAAGAACTGTGGTTGTACTGGCCCTGTTGATCTGGTAGCCATGACACCGGAGGGAAAAATAATTTTGGTAGATGTTAAATCTTTACACGGTGGAAAACTAGGGGGCCGCACCGACGAACAAAAGAGATTGGGGGTGCAGTTCCTTCGTTTCAATTCCACCACACGTAAAATGAAATTTGTGGAGCACAAAGTATGAAAAAATTGGAGACTGTAGTAGAAGACATTTACGAGACACTCTCCTGTCTCTGCGATCAAGAGGATCTCAATATATCTGAAGAGGATATTGAAGATTTTGGAGAGCGTATGAAGAATGTCATTCGGCATTGGTCTAAACCACATCAGGAGTCTAGAGGTTTACGAATGTCAAATGTTGGGAGACCCCTGAGACGCCTCTGGTATGACCTCAAGAAGGATAGGCCACTCTATAATAGGGCTGACCCACATACATTTATAAAGTTTCTTTATGGACATATGCTTGAGGAGGTGGTGCTCTTACTGGTTAAACTCTCTGGTCACGATGTTAAGGATGAGCAGAAAGAGGTTGAAGTTGATGGTGTGCTAGGCCATATTGATTGTAAAATAGATGGAGAGGTTGTTGATATTAAGACAGCTTCGAACTTTGCATTCAAGAAGTTTAAGGACGGATCGCTGCATACCAGTGACCCGTTTGGGTACATGGCACAGCTATCTGGATATGAAGAGGCAGAGGGAACCACTGATGGCGGCTTCATAGCTCTCAATAAAGAGAGCGGTGAGCTTGCTCTATATCAACCGGGACCATTTGTAAAAGTTAATGTTAAGAACAAAATAAAATCTATCCGTGTCGCAGCAGACCTGGACACACCACCAGAAAGGTGTTATAATACAGTGTCTGAAGGTGTTAAAGGTAATCAACGATTGCCGAGAGAATGTGGCTACTGTCCACACAAGGTAGAGTGCTATGCTGATGCTAACAATGGTCGAGGCCTAAGAATATTTAAGTATGCTGCTGGCCTGAAGTATTTCACCCGTGTCATGTCTACACCAAAGGTACAAGAATTAGTAGTTAATGAATAGTCGAGTTACCAAAAGGATTAGCAGACAGGTGAGTGTCCTTCTAGTTGAGTGGATGAGGTCCATCGTACCAGAAGAGGATGCTGATAGGATTACCAAGGAAAACGTACACTCCTTCATGCCTAAAGATGTTCACGTATTTTTCCAAGGTACAGTTCGTTTAAGTACATACTGTCCTAAGTGGATAAGGCAGAAGATAAAAGAACTTATACGAAAGAAACCAGATACTTGTATTGAGTCTATAACAATGGAGGAACTCGAATGCCTAATAAAGATTGGCAGTCGGGAGGTGAGCCAAGGCCACTCACCCAGCTTTTAGTGGGCCTCACTCATTATATAATGACAGGTGGCCCAGTAGAGGACATAGATTTTATTGTTCTTATGGAATTACGGGACTCAATTGATGAGGAACTAACAAAAAGGCAGGGTCCAATACATTAAAAAGAGACAACCAAGAAAACGTAGGCCTATTGAGAAGGATGTCCCAAGTGGATATGATTCTAAATGGGAGGCGCGCTTGCATGGCGACCTTCTTAAAGAGTGGGAGCACCACTCAGAGAAAGTTCCTTACGTCATTGAGCATACTTATCACCCTGATTTTGTAAGGCGAGTGGGCTACACTAAAATATTATTGGAAGCAAAGGGACGCTTTTGGGACTATGCTGAATTCAGTAAATACATATGGGTAAAGAAGATGCTAATGCCTAGTACTGAGTTGGTCTTTATCTTTGCCAATCCACAGGCTCCTATGCCTGGAGCAAAGAAGAGAAAGGACGGAACCAAACGTTCTCATGCGGAGTGGGCAGAGGCCAACGGGTTCAGATGGTTCTCTGAATATAACTTACCTGATGAGTGGATAGACAAATGACGCGAAGATTAAATGACACAACTCCCGAGGAGTGGGATGAGGTAGCTCGGAAATGGGAGGCTAAACAAAGGCAGACTAATGCCGATCAGTACAGAGAGATTCGTAAACGCTTTAAAGGAGAACGAGGAACGGTGTACAAACCAAAGGAT